GATTTCAGCCCGGAATCCTGCCTATTTTTTAGGCAATTTCACTCATTGGCCCTAGAACGCCCGCAGACGCCCGCCTGATGGCCGTCTCGCGCGCCCGCTGTGCTGGTACCTAGAACGTCGAGACAGCCACTCAGCGCCGTTTTTAGGTTTTCGCAACTCGCCAGAATGGCAGAAATCCGCCACTCACGACCATCCCCCGACCCGGCGGCGCTTGCACTGCAACAAGCCTGAAATGCTGTACGCTCGCCCAGAACCCGCAGTTTCCCGCCGATCTTGAACTTGACAACATGCGGCAGCGCGCATAGAATGTGTGAACCGGGCGAGACCCGGACCGGCACCGCAATTCCGCAGTGCCTCACTTGAGGAACCGATACAATGGACATGCAGACAATCAACAAACTCACCAAGTTCGATGACGTCTCACAGCGTGAAGTGTTCGCGCCCGCGCAGCACGCCGAAGCTGCCGCCTACATGAAGAAGGTGTTGGAGTTGAAACCCGACACGGTGGACCAAGTCATCAATCTCCCGGTGATCGAGAACGACGCCGGGGAACCCACCTATGACTTTCCGGTTGATTCAAACATCATCATCGTGCGCTTGCGCGAGAAGCTGCCCAAGCAGACCAGCCGGGATCGCGCCCTACTCGTTACCCATGCGCCGACTTTCGAACAGTTCATGGCCGACGAGAAAGGGCAGGAGTGGATTGCGTCCCAGTGGGAAACCGGGATCAATCGCCGCCTGTTGCAGCGTTACTTGCAGGCAACCAAGCCGGATGCAGGTATCGCTCCCGAGGATGTTCCCGCGCAACTCCCGGTGACCGTGGACGACTTCGCAATCAGCACGCGCACCGCTGGCGTCCGCATCGACCTCGGCGCGTACTCGGCCCTGCGTCCGTTGGTACTGGCGACCATGAACAAGTCGGCCGCCATCGCCCGGTACAACCTGAACAGTGAGTTACTGCGTAAGGCGCTCCAGTCCGAGGCATTCGCGGAGACGATGTATCCCGACTTGGAAAAGGCCGGAGTGTTCACCCGCGCCTATTCCTTGTTCAGGCAGCTTGCCGCGAAGCACAACGCCGACCTCGCGGCCAAGAAGGAAGCCGGGACGGCACTGGACGAAAAGACAGACGTTGTTCTCGACACTGAGTTGTTCGACACATGGGAAGCGAACCGCTCGACAGTCACGTTCACGACTGGCGACGACGCCACCGGGCTTGACGACCTCGACGCCCTGTTCGCCACCGATGACGACGACACCGACGAGAGCGACGACGACACCGACGCCTGATTGCAGCGGCCCGCTGGCGATGGTTCACGCTGTCGCCAGCGACCCGATGCAATCACGCATCATGGAGTTACACCAATGATCCAGATCAGCTACAGCCACACAGAGCCAGAAGCCACGCTCGGATACAGCGCAGTGATGCGCCTTATCACTCAGCATGGCTACACCTACAGCCACGCGCGCGGACAGAACCGAGTTGATAACGTGCGCGGATACACCAAAGTGACGCTTATTCGCGCCAACGCGAGTGTCGCACCATGACCGATCACAAGCGCCGTTGCAGCGCCCAACGCAACCCTCGCGACGCATCGCTGGACTACTGGCACCAACTCACCCGCCAGCGCCGCGCCCAGACGCGCCGTGATTGCGTCATCATCATCGTCCTAACTCTCGCCATGATCCTATGTCTCACCGCCGCCGAGTGGATCGCACCAGCCAGCGCGGTTTTTGATACGATGTAGCTAGGCATTACGCACTCTCACCGCGTCATTACTTCAACCGACGCCGTGAATACTTGAAAGCAGCAAATCATCACTTGCTGCTTTCTTTTTGACTCCTATGTTACCACCTAGTCAAAAAATTTTCCTCGCTTCGCTCGGGATTAATGAAGTTCGCTTCGCTCATTGTTAATTCGTAAGAACTCGCTGCGCTCGGTTTTGTTAACGATTCGCTACGCTCAGGGTTGATTCGCAAGATGCGTAGCCGTGCTGTCGCACATGCTATCGCTGCGCTCCTGTTATGATTCGCTGCGCTCATAGTTATTAACGAAGATGCTCGCTGCGCTGCGCCGTGTTAATGTGTTGCTGCGCAACGAGTCAATCGTAGATCGCATAGACACAGGCTGCGCCTCACACTCACAGGCCATTTAGTTACCCTAACATTACATATACTCTATCATCTTGACACGCAGCACGCCCGCTGTCACACTATGCCTTCAACAGCAACGAGTGAACCATTGCCTCATCCTGAATCAACCAGCGGCCCAGCCAACTCCATGCGCAGCGTGCGCACTGGCCACTCACTGCGCTGGAACAGCAGCTGGACGCAGGGCCGGGGGTACTCCCCCTAAAGAATCTGCCGCCCGGCAGGGTAAATATGGCTCTCTCATTCTGTTGCGCAAAAAATTCAGCAGGTTCCTAATGAATCGCCAGCGTACTGGAATGCCGGGAATTGAAAGGAACTGAAGCGTGAACGCGCTGACTAAAGACGTCAATGAGCTGCCGATTCCGCTGGAGCATGTGCGGACTGTGGCGAAGTATATGGTGTACGGGATTTCCGCGTCCGCCATTTGCGAAAGCTTTGACCTGAGTCAGGACGAGTTCGCGACTCTCCAAACGCACCCGGTGTTCCTGCAACTCAAGGACGAAGCACAGGGAGCGACTGCGAAACGGGATGTTGAGACAGACGAAGGCTGGGATGACCTCGAACACAAAGCCCTGGGGAATCTCGCGTTCGCCCTCAAGTTCAACAAAGACCCGGACCTCAATCTGCGAGTCGCTGCTGTTGCCAACAAGGCAATTCGGCGGGTGCGCAACACGCCCCGTGTGCTTGACGGGAATCAGGGAACGCGAATCCCGCTGGTCCTTACGGAGCGCATTGTGCAGAAGTTCGCCTCCGGGGATTCAATCGCGGAAGAACGCAAAATCAGCGTGAACATTGACAAGCTGAATCCCAACGGACGGCCCGACATGAACGCAGTCAACGCGCTGTTGGGGCGCCGTCGAGTCAAGGATGAAATCATCGACATGGAGATTCCTACACACGAGTCTCCACGTGTACCCAACAATGTGTCCACCTCTCCGTCAACCGCGATTCGGCAGAAGACGGCGCGCCCGAAAAGTCTGTTTGAGATTTCCTTCGACACGCCGCTGGATGGGGACATTGACTCGTGAACGATTTCCGGCAAAGCGATTTCGAGGAAGACATTGACGGAGTCAGTGCGGGGGCAGGTCCCAACGCGGACACGCAGCAGGTTCTCGTCGACTTTGACGCGATCAAGCATCTGCTGAAGGAATCAAGCGAGGTGTTCATCGAGGTATTTCTCGCGGAGCATCTTGCGTTTCCTGTTCCCGAGTTTCATAAGACAATCTTCGATCGACTCAAGGACGATACACTAGCGCGAGTCCTGCTGGCGATCCCTCGCGATCATGCGAAAACCACGCTGGCGAAGCTGGCAGTCCTCTGGTATTTCCTGTTCAGCGACTACCGATTCGCTGTGTATCTCTCCAACACGTCCACAATTGCGATCGGCGCGTGCCGAGACATTATGGAATACATGAAATCTCCCAACTTTGTTTCCTTGTTCGGCGAGATTGAGATTCACAAAGAATCAGAAACCATCGGACTCTGGATATTCTCCATCGGCACGAAGCGTTGCATATTGCGCGCCGCCGGTGCAGGACAGCAGATGCGAGGAATCAACGTCGATAACGCACGCCCTGACATCGCAGTCGTGGACGACCTTGAAGATATTGATAACACGGCCACCGAAATGCTTCAGAAGAAGCTGGACACGTGGATGTTTCGTACCTTCCTGAAGGCCATGGGGAGACGCTGCAAGGTCATCTGGCTAGGAAACATGATTAGCAACACATGTCTCCTGTTTCGTTTGTCGCAGCGCCCAAACTGGAATCCTGTGGTTCTCGGCTCCCTTGTGTTCGGCGAGGACGGAACGCTGTCACCACTCTGGCCAGACCGCTGGCCCTTAGAAGTCCTTGCTGCGGACCTCGAAGAATACCAAGACCTCGGACAAGTCGAGGGCTGGTTCGCCGAGATGATGAACATGCCCGGCGCGGGAGTCAATGGATTCGCAACTGACGGACTCAAGTACGCGGACATTCCCGACGCTGCTGATATCATCGGCGCGTTCATCACAATTGATCCCGCGTTCAGCGAGAAAACGTCCGCAGACGATTGCGCCGTTGTGGTGCATGTGATTCCTCGCTACGCTCCACCCATGGTCGTAGACTACCGCGTCGGCAAGTGGGACGAGTACGGATTGTATCTTGTCGCTCGCGAACTCGCGCGTGAGTGGCGTGCGTGGCTGTGGGGAATCGAAAGCGTAGCGGCGCAGGGAGCGCTTGGAACCCTGTTTCGCCTGTACGCGATTCAGGACCACCTTGAAGAAGTCCTGGAAATTCACGCGCTGCCAGCAGGTATCACTCAGAAAGCTGAGCGCATCGGCGCGTGGGTATCCTTGATTGCGAAGGGCGGCTACGCATTGCCGCGTGGCGACATAGGAATCGCAGCACAGCTGTCGCATTATGACCGCACGAAGCGGAAGAACAAAGACGACCTCATTGACTCGTGCGCGTACGGCCTCCTCATGCTGACGATGTACATGACAATGATTCTTGACAAATGGCAGGGCCTAGACCCTGAACAACTGGGGCGGCCAGGAGTCGCTAAATACGGAATGGAGATAGCGGATGCGTGACGAACCCTTGATGATTCCCGACCTCCCCACCCTTGCGCGCGCCCGCGATTTCCCTCCGGGGCATCCTGCGCGGAACGTGATGAATCACGACAAGCTGCTGCGATACATCAAGCAGCGGCTGGAATCGGCCAAGCCTGATCGTGATGCTCGCATCGGTCGAATTGCCAAAATCGACCGAAACATCGCGGGTTGGATTCTCGAGAACGAAGAAGAGCGCAAGGCGGAGCGCAAGCGTAACCGCACCGGGAAGCCCATCGCGCAGGACAGCAATCTCCCGCTGACTCTGCTGACGCTCGATGACGCCGTGACGTTCTTCCTGCAAGTGTTCGCACCGCAGAGCGGATTCTTCCACGGCATCGGCAGACAGCGGCAGAAGGAAGCGTTGGTGACGGGCTTCACGGAAGTGATGAATCGCTCCGCTGGCGTGTTCGGCTACTATGAGGAAACACACAAGCACCTCATGGACTCGCTAAAGTACAACATGGCGGCCTTCACGACCCGCTGGAAGGAAATGACTCAGAACACAATCACGCAGGCTGCAAACGGGAAGGCGGAAATCGGCACCGAAGTCGTTTGGGCGGGCAACGAGATGCAGTCATTGGACATGTACAACTTGTTCCTTGACCCGTCTGTCCCCGGAACCAAGTGCTACAGCAACGGCGAGTTCTTCGCGTTCGCGGAACTCAAGAATCTGTTCACCTCGCAGCGCCTGCATCAGCAGGGAATCATCTACAACATGGACGCCGCGCTGAAGGAAGCATCGCATGCAAACACGCAGTGCGTCTGGTATCGTGACCCCATCAGCGAGATCGGAATCTCCATCAACGATATCGCAGGCAACGCGCTGCCGGGCGGGCAAAACTACTGGCGGAATTACCTCGGCGCCAGCGGCGCTCCGGCCGAGACTCAGCGCCAGCTGGAATTTGTCACGATGTACATTCACATCACACCGAAAATGTTCGGACTCGCGCCGCAAAATGACAAAACACGCGACGGCTTGGAAGTCTGGCGAATCGTCATCTGCAACGACAAGTACATCGTGGCGGCTGCGCGGCAAGTCAACCTGCATCAGGAACTTCCTGTCTACGTCGCGAATCCCTACCCGGACTCCGCAGGAATCCTGAAGTCCATGGGCGAACTGATGGACCCATTCCAGGTGTTCGCCAGCTTCCTCATGAACACGCACAAGAAGGCGGTGCGCAAGAATCTTTGGGGCATTACCTACTACAACAAGTCGAAGGTGGATCTCGAATCCATTCCTGACGGCGAAGTTGTGGCGCGAATCCCTGTAAACATGCTCGGCATGGATGACGACATTCGCAAGCATGTGTATCACGACAACAACTATCTCGACACGAAGCAGAACATTCAGGACATTGCTACGGTTCTTGAGGTGCAGGAGAAGTTCTTCCCTGTACAGGGCAACCCGGCACAGATTGCGTCAATTGACCGCGCTGTCACCGATCAAGTCCAGGCCGTGCTGCAAGGCGCCAACGGACGCAAGCAGAAGCTGGCACGACTCATCGACGAGCAAGCCTACAAGCCCGCGCGGCGTCATATGGTTCAAAACATCCAGCAGTTCATGCCGTCGGTGGAGTTCACTGACAACGACACAGGGCAGCAAGTCGAATTCGACCCGAAGTCGCTGAACTCGGTCGACTTGTCCTACATGATCGGCCAGGGACTCAAGACGCTGGACCGGCAGCAAGCGGCGACGTTCATGATGAACATCCTCGATCGCGTCATTCAGTCGCGGGAAGCCCTCGGCGAAATTGACGTGCTCGGCATGCTTGATTCCATTGGCGAGCATCTTGATATCGACGTTGACCTGTCGCAGTTCCGGCGGACTCCTGAACAGCAACAGCAGCTTGCTGAGGGCGCGGCGGCAGCGCAGGGACAGGGCGGAGAAGCGCCTCCCGCAGGAGCGTAGCTATGAATCTCATCCACCCGACCGCTGAAAACGCCATTGACGCGGTCATGGTCCACGGACTCATACAGGCAAAGGGTGCCATCCTTGCGTTCGCGGAACTCAATATCAATCTTCTGACTCAAGAACTTCAGGGCCTAGATCCTGAGTCAGAGAACCTGGCCGCCCATGCGCGTCAGATACTCACCGCACTGGCCCATTGGCAACAACTCGTTAAGTTCACAGGAGACCTGAACTATGCTGATTCGGAATAAGTCACTCATGCAGCGTATCTACCGCAGCCCGCCGGATGAAGGCGCTGGCGGCGGTAGCGGCGGCGGTAACACCGGGACTCCTCCTGCGCAGGGAGGCAACAATTCCGCGGGGAATCCGGGCGGTGTGGATAATAACGCTGGACAAGACCCCCTCGATCTTGGTAATCTTTGGGTCGAGCCGGAGGAAACCAAAGCGTCTGGGACTCCTCCGGCTGAAAGTACGACGTCAGAGACTCAGGCGAATCCTGTCGCGCAGTTTGATGAAGCAATCAAAACGCTCGACTTCGGAGTCGCCATGAAGCCGGAGACCATGCAGGAACTCGCCGATGGCAACATCGATGGATTCAACCAGCAGATCAACGGCCTCCTCCGGGAATCTTTCCGGGCGAATCTGACGGTTGTGGGACACATGTTCAAGCAGCTGAAGGCAGAAATGGCTCAGCAGTTTCAGAACGACGTTGGTACGACGCTGAACAATCGCGAACAGCAGCAGTATCTGGTTCAGAAAATCCCACAAGCTGCGAATCCTGTACTGGCCCCTGTCATCTCGCAGGTGTTCACGCAGGCGATGAAGAAGCACGGATCGAAGGAAAAGGCCGTGGAAGTGACTCAGGCGTACATCAGGAATCTGGCCCGCGAAGCAGGCGGCGCCGTTTTTCCGGAAGATGGTGGCGACCTGAATCCCAACTTTGCGGGCGGCAGCAGAAACGCCAACCACACTGACTGGTCTGACTACTTCGGACTCAAATAACCCAACGCTGACGCGAGGCGCCAGCTACACAAGGAGCGACACATGAACGGATTCAGCACTGCTGAAAACTTTGTGGCTGACCGCCTCGCGAAAAGCATCTGCTACGCGGTGCCCGGCCTTTACACGTCTGATCAGGGAATCGTTGGCACACGTACCGGCGACTTCGCAAGCACCATCCTGCAGGTCTACCCCGACGGCAACGCGCCGCTGTTCGGACTCACGGCCGGTATGCAGTCCGAGTCCGCGATGGACACGGCCTTCAACTGGTTCGAGGAAGCCCGCACGTTGGGGCGTTACGCGCTCACCAACTCCCCCGGCACCGGCGGTACGTCGCTGATTCTCGACGACGCCTCGTCCGTTGTTCCCGGCACCGTGCTGAAGCATGAGTCCTCGGGCGAACTGGTATACGTGACTGCCGTCAGCGGCAACACCTGCACCGTCGTCCGCGCCATGGCCAGCACCACCGCTGCGAATCAGGCCTCATCCGAATACCTCTACCGCGTCGGCAACGCGTTCGAAGAAGGCATGACCGGCATCCCGTCGGCCGTGGTGAATCAGGGCGCCAGCCGTTCCAACTACGTGCAGATTTTCCGCAACGCTTGGAGTTACTCCGGCACGCTGAAGGCCATCAAGTTCCACACCGGCTCACAGGTCGCGAAGAACAAGGCCGACTGCGGCATGTATCACGCGGAAGATATGGAGCGCGCGTTCTGGTGGGGCAAGAAGCACATCGGACTCGTCAACAGCAAACGCTTCACGCTGACCGACGGCCTCGACGCGCAGATTCGCAACCATGGCGGCGTCGTTGAGACGAACACCATTGTGAACATGGCCGATTTCCGGTCGTTCCTCAAGGACGTGTTCGCGAACAACATCAAGGGCAAGCCGAATGAGCGAATCTCGTTCACCGGCTCGGGCGCTCTCGAGACGCTGAACAACATGGCGGCGATGGACGGAGTCATGGAGATTTCCACAGGCGAGACTGATTTCGGCCTGAACTTCTCCAAGATCATCTCGCCGTTCGGCACGCTGAAGCTGATCACTCATCCGCTGTTCAACGAGCATCCAGTCCTGACGTACGATCTCTACGCGATTCATCCCGGCGCCATCAAGACCCGCTACCTGCGCCGGACCATCGACGAGTCGTACGATCGTGACGGTGCGCGTATCGACGGCAGTGACGCGGATCACGGCGTGCTGACCACGGAAGTCGGCTTGCAGGTCGTTGTCGGCGCCGTTCACGGAATCGCGACGAGTCTCGACGTTGCCGAGCACAGCTACACGCTGGCACCGGCTGCGGTCTAACTGACTCTCTACGGTCACGCGCAAAACCGTAGGAGCAACGTGAGGGGCGGGGGTGGTCTCCCTTGGCGGTCCCGCCCCTCACAACTCACCAGGGAGAATGAAGATGAGTTTCAATCGTTCGTATACGTGCCTGCCTCAGCAGAATATGAACCTCGGTCGCCGCGGTGTGAATCGCGTCGAGTTCCGCAAAGGAATCTATCAGCCGAAAGACGCTGCCGAGGACGCGAAGTTTCAGGAACTTCTTGAGACCCTTTCTGTGCAAGACCGGGCACTCATCAAGACAATCGACCCGAAGGCGGCTGAAGAAGCCATTCGGGAGCTGACGAATCCCACGTCGCAGCGCGGTGGTATGACTTCGACGCACGGTGTGCAGGCGGCTGATCCCGCCGCTGTCGCCCTGAAGGCGCTAAAGAATCAGATCACGTCGCCGTCAATCGAGGCCGAGAAGTCAGGCTCCAACGAGTCGTAGGCTCCTTGACTTGGGGGCGGTGGAGTTTCTTCCCGTTTCGCCACCGCCCTCCACCTATTTTGGAAGTGAGTCCAGATGGCACAAGAAACCTTCAGCCAGTTGATTGATACGCTCGTAGCGCGTGCCTTGCGGTCTGACCGTCAGGCCGACTTAGTCGCGTTCGCGAATCAAACGCTGCGTGAGGTTGGTGCGTCGCCCGAAGGCAAGATCGTTTACTATGCTCGCGATCTTGTCGAAGATGAACTCACAGCGGATGTTGAGTCACAGTATCTGTGGACGCCACCCGCCAGCTTCGAGCGGATGCGCACTGTCTCATATCAGGACGTCTACGACGAAAACGGCGAAATCGTTTACCCTGAGTATCTACTCCCCGGGCGTATCCTCAAGGGGAAGGACTATTACTACTACCGTACCGGCGACCAGTTCGCGTTCAAGGGGTACGGCGGAATCGATGCGTCCATCGGCGTTGCGTACTATGCGCGCCCGCGGCGATTCACGTACTACGCGGCAGGTTCGCGGCCCGCCACATACGACCCCGACGACGGCTGGACTTACTATGACCTTACGGGTTCCGGCGGAGCTGATTACACCGCTGACGCTGACGCGAACACGGCTGCGCGCGCACTTGTAACTCATTGGCGCTTGTTCGACTACAGCGACTTGATTTGCGAAGGTGCCCTTGCGAAGCTGTTCAAGCTGTTGCAGGACATTGAGCGCGCGCGAACTCACTATTCCATGTTCCAAACTCAGCGGGAGATTCTGCTGACTGCGGAACTGTTCGAATCATTGGGGGCATAAGCGCATGGCTGATGAAGTATCATGGATGTGGCTGCTGTTCATCGCGGGCGGATTCCTCGCAGCAATGGGCTGGCTGTACACGAGAGTCCAGGCGGTTGAAAAGGATATCGCCAGTTTGAATCGTCTGTACATCCCACGCGAAGAACTGCGGGATGATCTCAATCGCATCGAATTGGGCCAGCGCGATCTCCTTATTGAGTTTAAGGAACTCGCTACACAAATGCGGCACAAGGTCAATAATCTTGAGCAAGGAATGGTTCTGCTCGACGAGCGGCAGAAGCAACAGCGCAAGCCGGGAGCGCCCACATGACTGCGTCAACGTATAATTCTTACGCGGAATCCTGCCTGCGCAAGACGGGAAACAACCCGGAGGTCGTGAATATCTACGTGCAACTCGTGGACACGACTGTGTATACGTTCAATGCGACTCATGTATTCCTAGCTGATATTCCCGCGTTGGCGCGTGTGGGGGACCCCGGACTCCTGAGTAACCTTCGCGTGGACAACGGCGTGTTTCGTGCGGACAACCTGGTATTGACTCCGTTGACAGGCACTGCCCACGCTGCGATCATCTACGAGGATACGGGCGTCGAGGCCACAAGTCCCCTGATGTTCTACAACGATCAGTCTGTGGACCTTCCGATCACAGGCGATGGCTCCCCACAGTTGCTCAAGTGGAATGACGGCGAAGGCGAAATCTTCCGATTCGTCCGTACTGCTCCGCCAGAATAAGAGGGTCAGATGGAACTTCATATCGACGGATTCGACAAGTACGGCCCAATTGGCCTGACAGACGACTCCTATCCCTCCCTCGCTGATCTCCTCGCGCAGGAGTATAACAATGTTATCGTAACCGGCTCAGGAACGCTTGCGGTCGTAGAGGGACTCGCCGGGCTTGGGCAGGCTGTGCAGTTACAGCACACGTCCCAATTCTCGCAGGCGGGAATCCGAAAGACGCTGCCTGACGGTCCCGAGTCCCGCCTCATTGGCGGCTTCTTCTTCACTGCCACTGGCGGACTTTACGGTTCGGGCGGGATTCAGTTCTTCGACCAGATCGGCAACGCGATTCAGTGCAGCATCAACATCATGGGGAATGGCACGATCGCGTTGACTCGTGGCGATTTTCACGACTACAGCAGCGAGCTGGTTGAAGTCAGCGGCGCTTCGATTCTCGACGGGCAGGAGAACAGCCTCGCGTTCGACATTGAGATTGGCAACGCTGGTGCCTACTCAATCTGGCTGAATGGCGTCGAGATTCTCAATGGTACGGGTGACACGCAATCCACAGCCAACGCCAACTGCACGGACGTCACAGTCGCCACAGCTTCGCAGAGTGGCGGTGCGACTTTGGTCGTAGATCACCTGTGGCTCGCGAACACCACTGCGACCGGAATCTCTGCGCTCATCACTACCGACCCACTCGTCGAGACTACGCTCCCGACTGCAGACACGGTGGACGATGACTTCATCAAGGACTCCATTGTCGTTGGCAGCCCTTACTCGCTGTTGGCCTCGGCTGGTGCAGTCGCGCTCGCCGCCAACACAATGGCGCTGCAGCGGGTGACTCCCGAAGTTGCTGTGACGCTGAACGAGGTGCGGGTTACTCCCGCCGCCACCGATCCCACCCAGAAGTTCAAGGCCGTTGTCTACGACTCCAGCTGGAACCTCCTGTCAGATGGTACGGAAGTTGTCGGCTGTGTAGCCAGCACGCAGTTGGTGCTGCCCCTCGCGACTCCACAGGCGCTGACCGCCGCCACTACCTACTACATCGGCTTCTACAGCGACACGACTCGCTCGTTCTGGTTGCAGGATGCGTCGGCGATCGGCTACAGCATCGCGAATACCTACGTTAGTGGCGCCGCTGCTGGGCCAATTGCGCCTGCTGTGGATCAGAACACGTTCATGCTGTTCGGAGTCGGTGACACCTTCGTCGATAGTTGGGCGGCAGTGAACGAAACGACTCCCGATGGCGACCTTGGCTACGTCTCCAGCGCGGTCGTTGCGGACCGCAATCTGTATGAAATGGCTCCGCTGACACTGATTCCGGAGACAATCTTCACGGTCTGCACGAAGGCGTTGGTGCGCAAGAGCGACACTGGTACTCGCTTGTTCAATCTACTGGTGGACTCCAACGCAACCGTCAGCGAGGGTGATCGCGCCGCTCAAACCGTCGGCACCAGCTACACGTGGCTTGGGTCATTCCAGACACTGAATCCTGACGGGGACATAGCTTGGCTGGAAGCCGCGCACAACGCTGCAACCCACGGATTCGAGATTGATACGTGACGAACACAGTCTGGAATGAAAGCGACAAGAACGCGCGCATTGAGGTTTCAGGCGCGAACGACGAGTTTATCCAGCGCATCAATGATTTCTCTTCGGGGAGTCACTGGGGCACCATCCGTGCGACGAATCCCAAGACCACCGGCAAGTACATGTGGGCGTATCGCCCTACTACCGTCAGTGGCACGGATCGCTACGATCACTTACCGGGATTCGCCGACGAGAACCAATCCATCGCCAACGAAGATTGGCTGGGCGAACTCGCTGGCGGCATCAGCAACTACAAGCACAACCGGAATCTGCTGGGCAACGGCGTCGAACAGCTTGCTGCGGTGCTCTCGCGCGGATTCGGCTGGACGCTGCACTGCATCGACATCGACAATCTGCTATACTGGCAGTCTCTGTTGCCGACTAGCGGGACTTGCTGGGAGTGGCGGCGCGATCGGTGTAGCCAGTACCTGCTGCACGCCAGTACCACCGGCCCGCGACTCTATCTCAATGTAATCGGCTATGCGACCGGCGCATGGCGCACGACTCGCAGCACTTCCCGGCGTAAGACTGGCACTGGGAAGATCACGTGGCAAGTCATCTACACAGGCAGTGGTGGCGGGCAGTTTCGAGTCGGCGTCGCGCCCGTCGGCAACGTGTCGAATGATGACGGCGCGCAGGTCGGCCTCGGGGGCAATCTCGGAATCTCCTACCTCGCGTCCACTGGCGTAGTCTACTGCAACGGCTCGTCTGTTGCGACCGTTAGTGCTGCGTCTGTTAGCGACGTGATTCAAGTCGTGTTCAATCCCGACAATGGGGACTTCTGGGTCCGCACGAATACGAACAACTGGAACGGCTCAGGAACCGCCGATCCGGAGACGGACACGAATCCGCTGAACATGAACTCCCTCGGCGGTGGCAGCGCAGGCCCGTACGAAGCAATCGCCAGCATCTACGACAACTCGGAAATCACAGCTTCCTTCCATGTTGACGACTTTACCGTCAGTGCGCCTACTGGAATCCCTGCGTGGGACGACGAGAATCACCCCATTGAGTGGAACAACGGGACGGGTGATCCGGGAGCGGGTACAGGCGGAGTCGATATCTCCTACATGGTCGGGAGTGACTTCTACCCGGCAGCTTCTCTGCTTCGGTATCCCGACGTTGGTGAAGCAAACTTCGGGGCTGAGGCGTTCCCGCTGCCGTCAGGCTCATTCCCAACCGGCTTTGACTCTTGGGACCCGGGCAGCAATCCGGCGGGCGAAGTCGACTCCCTGCTGCGCGAGACAATGTACGAGCTGCAAAGCTCTACTCGCGGCGGGTTGATTACTGGAGTCAAGCGCGCTACGCTGGTCGACGGCATCAACTCCATGCGGTTCGCTCGGGGTGCCCGTGAGACTCTGTACACAGGCTACCCGGTTAACTACGTCCGCAACGTGTTTGAGCCAGTCAACATGCTCGGCGTGCCCAACTATACGATTCACAACAACGTAGTAAAATTCCTTCCCGTGAACCTTTTGGGCGTGCCGCGGTTTGATATCGCAACTACGGTTGTCGCGGATTCCCATATTCCTCGCGATCCGAAGGAGTGGATTCCGTATCGCCCGACCATCCCCTACGTCCCTGATGTAGACAACGTCTTCGGCACTCCCGAAGCTGACGCGCACATGAAGACTCTGCAGGCGCAACTGCGCGAAGAACACGTGCGCCTGCACACCGGCGGGACTGACCAGCCGTGGGAATATCTAGAAATCATGGACGACTACCAGAGGTACATTCCTGGGAGTCGTGGGCGTTTCAAGCATGACGACTACGGGCTACTGCACGCAGTCTACTGTCAATTCGAAGAAATGAACGGCGAAGCACTCGGTGGGCCTGTAGGTTACTACTACACGAACGAGGATTTCGCGTGGAAAGTCACCAATGATATTACAAAATCGTCCTCTGTGCGAGGTTTCGGGCTGCTGGTACAACCCTGGATTCCAGCGAATGGACAATACGGATGGGTCCTTGTCGAAGGAACAAACCTGTATCCGCTGTCTATTAAATCGGGAGAAGTTATCACTCCAGACCAAGAAGTCACGTGGAGCGCCGACGGAGAAGTAAGCGCCACTGTACTCGGTGGGAGCGTTGGGCGGCATGTGATTCCTGAGAACCGAGACAGCGGCAGCGGGTATGGTTCCGCTGAACTCGTCCTGTTTCAGCAAGGGTCAGGGACCACCGCGCTTAATGCCGCGTTGGAAGCAGGACTCGCGAGTGTAACAGACGCTGCGGGTGCGCTCAGTGATGCGGCACGCGCTGACGCCTTGGCTGCCGTTGCAGTTCTGCAGGAATCGCAAGATGCGCAAGACGTTTCAATCGCCGCGCTGAACACACGCGTTACAAATCTCAATGCCACAGTAGCGAGTCTCACGAATGTTCGCACCGAACTGCTTGCGCTTATTGAAACTAATGCTGACGACGTTTCGGCCCTCTCCGCTGCCGTTGATTCACTCAATACCGCCCTCGCCGCCCTCACAACCGCCCTCGCCGAAACACTCACTCTCATCACGGCAGGCAATGCGGATTCGGCAGCGGCTTTGGCTGCGGCGGTGGCGGCGATCGACGCACAAGTCGCGGGAGTAAACGCCAGCATCGCGAGTGTGGCGAATGAGGTTCTCGCGCAACGTCAGATGCACCCCGCGAACTTGATTCTTCCTAGCGCGGCGACCATCTACTCCGCCAGCGGTAACCTGTTTGACAGCGGGCAAGTCGCGCTCGCCTCCCTCGGGTTCTTCCCTGACTCCGACGGGGCGTTCAGCGAGGCGTTATCATTCGCGGCAGACGTCAAGTCGGTGAACGCCAATGACACAATGTTCATTCGCATGGAGTTCTACGATACGACGCCGACGTTGCTGGAAACGCACGACAGCCCTTGGGTTGCCAGCGATTCCTGGCGCGATGCTGCACTTAACGGCGTGGCAATTCCCGATGACGCAGTCTACGTCCAACTCTATGTCATCAACTACGGCGAGGAGGACCCGGATACGGAAGTCCCCGCGCTCAATGACGGCGCGTACACGCGAAAGATTCGTGCCAACCTTGGTCCCTACGCGGCGCCGTTCGTTGTTCCCGCTGTTGCGATTCACATGCCGACGACTCTCGGCGACGATCCTCCCACTTTTGTCACGGTTGATGGCGAACTCGTTTACACACAGGTGTCCCCATGAGTGCAGGTAATCTTGACGTTTATCTCGGCTCCGGTATCATAGCGGATCGGCCAGTGACTCCCAGCATTCCTGCGGGAATGACAGCGTGGTGGTACGCAACCGACACGTCCGTCATGAGTCATTACAACACCGTCGATGGATGGGCGGACCTGAGTGCTGGCGCGGCATCGGGAGTAGAGCTGTTTGACTCTATCACCACCACCGGCAGCGCAACAGACATTACGTTCTCTGGAATCCCCGCTACCGCAAAGCACCTAGAAGTTGTTTTCGAGGGGCAGGCGGCGCAGACAGGGACGGGTACCGTCGGCATGGAAATGATAATCAGCGGAATCACCTCCTCCAATTACAATCATCAGTACCTACTCGCAGCCGCTGCATCAGTCAGCGGAGGTGACGGCAGCGCGCTTGCCTACCTGTTCTGCGGCAATGTCCCACAGAACTCGAACGCGTATCAGCGCGCAGGCTATACCATGCGAATCCCGTCGTATCTCAAGGCGGTGCCGCGCACAATCATTACCAAAGGCGGGTACTACGCTAGCGGACCTAGGATTATGGACTTATACGGGCTGCTGAATGACGCGACTCTTGTTACGTCAATCAAGCTGCAACTCACTGGTGGCGTAGCGTTCACCGACGGCACGACTGCGGACCTGTATGGAATCAACTGATCACCGTTATATAACGCGTAATTCCCACGACTCCCTCCAACTCCTGTAATTTACACTTGCGCTCTCGATTGTAATGCTGCATTATACTGCTGCAATTGGGAGCAAGCACATGGGTGCGACTCGTTCAGTAAACTTCAGCGGTATCAGCGGAGCGATTACGGTCGTTCTGCTGTGGCTGTACGGCGGTTTGCAGCATTGGGTGGGATTCGAATACCCCCTCACGAATGAAACGGCTGCGTCCATCACCGCAATCGTCATGTATCTGGTTGGCGTGTTCACTAAGGACTGGATGCCGAACAGTCTCGAAGATTTGGAAAAATTCAAGGTGCCGCCGAATGATAAATGACAGGAAATCTTGGGAATCCACAGGCGGGCAATTCCGCTGGCCGCATTTTTCCTTCGATGAGTTAAAGTGCAAGGGCACTGGATCGCTGATCGTCGACCCCCGCCTGCTGGACAAACTTGAATCCTTGCGGATACTGTGCGGTTTCCCGCTGCACATCACGTCAGGCTACCGCTCCCCCGAGTACAATAAGAAAGTGTCCTCCACCGGCGAAAACGGCCCACACACCACGGGACTCGCTGTGGACATTGCGGTTTCGGGGGCGCCCGCTTGGACACTGGTTTCCTTCGCGACTCATCTCGGGTTCAAAGGGATCGGCGTGCAGCAGAAGGGGCCGTTCCCTTCGCGATTCATTCACTTGGACCTGCTTGCGGCGCCGCAGTATCCGCGCCCGGCTCTCTGGTCCTACTAAGGAAATGCTATGCGCTTCCGAAGATTCGCAAGATTCGCAAGATTCGCAAGGTTTCCTTCGTTTCCGCGCATGGGGGGCGATATCGCTGCTGATTCTATCGAGCGGCTTAAGCGCTTGCTCGGTATTGCCGAAACTTCAGTGCAACGAGACGAGGACAACAACGTCACTGGTGAGTCTGAGCCCAAACCAAGCGACGGTTCTGGCACGGGTTCAACAACTAAGGATATGTAATGATGAAGAAGTTCTTTCTGAGTCTGATTCCGTTGCTGATTCTCCCGAGCCTGGCGTTCGCGGGGGATCACGCGGCGAGTTACTTCACAGCGTCGAGCGGTCTGGTGATGGTGGGGTTCAAGGACAAGGCCTGCGGCCCGATTCCTACGCCTTTCGTCAACATCGACGGCGAGTCCAACTGCGCTAAGGTCCCCAACACTTGGGTGTACAAGCTCTCCAAGAGTGACGGGACTGTTACCAAGGAAGTGCGTCAGCTGACTGCCACTTGGAAGTCCACCGAGACGACCGAGATGACAGGAATCGACGGGCGGCCTGTACTCATCACCAACACTCTCGACGTGGTGGATGGACGCAGCGTCCTCGGGGCGTTTGGGCGCCAGTCAAACTGGGCGGCGGCGCTTCCCGGCATGGCGTCGGCGTTCAGCGGCAACAGCGACTCGTCCGCGCAGCGTTACTTCGCCACCGGACTCGCCGCGACGCGGATGGGTGAGGGCGCGTCTGATTCCCTCTCCAAAGGCAACAATCTCGTCGCCCCGAGCGGCAACTAACAAGGAACTGGTTCACATGGAAGGCGCATTTGTCACTCCGTGGGGCATCATCCCCAATACAACGACTCCAGAAGGCGCAGAAATCTGGGGTAAGATGATGTTTCGCGGCGACAACACAGTCATCGCGCCTGCCGGGAATTATTGGCTGGGTTTGACTTCGTTGAATCCAGCCAATTTCCCCACCTTGGAGGACGCGGTGCTGCGCGAGCCTACCATCGGAGTCAACGGCTACGCAAGACAGGCCATCACGCGCGATGCCACAGGCTGGCCAACGATTATAAACGCCAACGGTCACGTCTTGTTCAAGTCGTCGGAACTCACCTTCACCGCTTCCGGTATCGGTTACGACAAGTCAATCAACCGCCTGTTTCTGGCGACCGTGGAGACTGGTTACGCGGGCACGTTGTTTGCAATCAGCGAGCCGCTGCCAGCCAGTGTCACAGTGACTCCTGCCAGCCCCCTTACGGTCCAATACCAGAGGACTCTGCCCTAATGCCTAGCAGCGATCGCAGCAGACTTGCTATCAAAGTCCCCGACATCGAGGGGCTTCAGCAATCGCTTGACTCCCGCAAGGTCAACAAGCCTCACGTGACGGCAGGGCGCAATTACCTCCATGACGCAGACGGCCCCAAGTCGGGATTCGGCGGCGTGTACCTCACCGAGGAACAATTCTACGATCCTGCGTATCATCAGACGATTGAAGTCGAATCTGAAGTTTGGCATTTTTGCCAGCGCTGCATCATGCGATTCAACCCCTACTCGCTGCAATACGACATTCTGTACGTGCACGCGAACACAGCGAATCGCCCGTACCGCTGGACCAGCGCGTTGGTGAACGACAAAATCTTCTTCGCGCATCCTGCGGTGGGACTCCTGTACTGGGACACTGACCTGAAGCGCGTTTACAAAGTCACCAGTGTGTGGCTGCCTGCTTCAATTGTCGCAGTCAGCAGCGCGTATGGCCGCCTCGTGGTACTCGGCAAGAAGCGAATCCTGTGGAGCGCTCAGGACGATGGACTCGATCTCGCACCGTCCCTTCAGACCGGCGCAGGTACGCAACTTCTGTCGATCATCGGTGGCGAAGGAGTCATGCTCGCTCCCTACCAAGGCGGCGTGTTGGCGTTCACAACGTCACGAATCCTCCGCAGTGAACTGACTGCCGACATCGTGGTGTTCCGCCATCGTCCCGTTCGCGTGGGCGAGGAACGCACCCGACTCCTCAACTCTTTCTGTGTCCAAGTCCTTGACAACGATGAGGTCCTTTTCCTTGACGAAACAGGGTTGTATACGACACGTGGAGATACACCGAAGGAATGGCAACCTCTATTCAACGTGTTCCTCCGAAAGGAACTCAAGCACGTGCAGAAGCGCAACGGATACGCGGCGCGGTTGCAGGTGGACGGAAACAACAAGCGGGTGTACTTGTCTCTCGCGTATGACTCCGCCCGCCCCATCTACCAGCGCGCATATGTCCTCGACGTTCCCACGGAGCGGTTCGGAATCTTCAACGAACCGCACTACAGCATCGCTTACGCAGGTTCCCGGCTGAACAAGCACGTGGGATTCCACTGGGGCGCAGTCAAATCTGATCGCCGATTCTTCCTCTGGGATGAGGACCTCGAGCACCGCGAATCAAGCAGCGTGGCCACGGACGTCAACTTGTTCAAGCCTCCGCTGCGCCAGTACACCTACACCAGCGGCGACGCAATCGTGTTCCCCGACGCGATGCGGATTCGTTCGGGAATCGACGAGTACGCTCTTGGCCTTGCGGGCAAGAATCTCGGCATGTACGACGTTACGGGTGAATTCGTCGTAGAGCCGCCGCAAATTGGACTCGACAGTTACATCAAGGTCGGCCTGTTGCGGTGGGACGAGTCACGTTACGATGACGAGTTGTCGTTGATCACCGACCTGTCAGTCGGCAACGCCGAAACTGGCGATGATACGCTGGAAGCCATCGACATGGAAGAATTGGCCGATGCCGACGTTGACATGGAAGCGCTCGCCGAAGTTGACGTTGACATGGGTGAGTCGCTCTTCGACGTCATCAGCTACGGTGTTCTCGTTGAGTCCTCCTATGACTCCAAGACCACAGTCAATTCGTCCGTTGGCGAACTCAAAAAGGCCACGCCGCTGACAAACTTCTACGGTGTGTACACCCTCGGAATCTACCACCGGGTCACAATCTCTGCCGATGAAGTCGGAGAATACTTTCACATCAAGAATCTCGAACTGAGCGGCACCCCCGCCGGGAGACTGTAACATGGCTGAGCGTCGGCAATTCATTCGATACACCGCCACGGAAGCGGACGGGTATACGGGACTCGAAGGCGAAATCGTCGTCGATACGGAAAATCGCGAACTGCGTTTGCATGATGGTCTGACTCAGGGAGGCCTCAAGATTCCCACACGGGACGCAAACGACCTCCGTTACCAGCCGAAGTCTGTCGAACTGGACGCACTCAGCGAACTTGGCGATGATGGCGGGATTCTCGTGCGGCTGTCGGCTGAAAGCTTCGCCGTCCGCACAATCGCAGGAACCGCTGGGCAAGTCACGGTCACTGACGGTGATGGCATTGGCGGCGCGCCGGTGATTTCACTGCCTGCTGAAATCACTCAGGCAACTACGTTCTCTGGAGGAATCACAGGCGCCGTCACCGGCAACGTGACGGGTAACGTGACCGGCAACGTCACCGGCAATGTGACTGGCGATGTCACGGGGAATCTCACAGGCGACGTGACCGGCAATCTCGTCGGCGACGTGGACGTTTCTGCGGGCACGCTGACGCTCGCGGACGATCAAATCCCGCAGGCAAAAGTCAGCGGACTCGTTGCCGCGCTTGCCGCCCTCGATTTCCTGCTTCCGAGCATGGCGATGCTGTGGACTGGCTCGGTTGGTTCGATCCCGGCAGGCTGGCAGGTATGCGACGGGACTAACGGGACTCCTGACCTCCGCGACTACTTCATCGTGGGCGCAGGAACCACCTACGCTGTCGGCGCGACTGGCGGGGCGGCGGCACACACCCACTCAGGCGGGACAACGGGCGCTGACGGCGCGCACTCCCATACAATCACCGTCGCGACTCACGCGCTTACCGAAGCTGAACTCCCCGTCCACTACCACCAGATGATTTCCGTCGAGGAATCTCTCGACAATGCCAGCTGGACGTCGGCGAAATTCCTCGCTTCCTCACGCAGCACGGGAGACTCTACACCGCGCTACGGACTCTCGCATACCACAAACACCGCCGACGTGGGGCGCACTTCCGGCGTTGGTTCCGGCACCGCGCACGGCCACAGCGGCTCAACCAGCGATGCTGCTGCCACTCACACTCATACCGGCGGCACTACTGGGTCATCCTCCACACTTCCACCGTATAAGGCGTATACGTGGATAGCGTTCACGGGAGTCTAAGCCGATGAAATTCAACATTGACGCGCACGCAAACGCCACTCCCGCCGAGGGATTCGTTCTTCGCCGGATGGAAAGTCACATCTGCTACGGACTCCTTGGGTTCCTCACAGGCTCCAAGCAGAAGACCAAGCAGGAAGAATCCCAAAACGTCACGGGTTCCAAGAGTGGTACGCAGGCCGTTGCGCAAACTGGCGGCAGCACGACTACACAGTCGGGGACTTCTTCGACGGTTGCCTCCACCACTGAAGCATCGCAGCGCGAGGCCACTCAGCAGCAGGCGACTTCTTCCTCAGGAATCACCCAGAAGTCTTCGCTCGATGCGGATACGCTGGCGAAACTAACCAGTTTCCTGTCCGGCGCCTCTGGAACTGCTGCCGAATCAAATGCGCGCTTGAACGCTCTCGGCGCGACAGCAGCTGGTGGCGCTACGTCGTTTGACCCAAGTATGCTTGCCGACGGTGCAGTCGCTAGTGCGCGCCAAGCGTTCGACGACAACGTGGTTCCGAAACTCGTTGAGATATTCGCGCAAGCCGGTGGGTCAGAAAAGACCAACAGCCAGTCGGCGCTGATTGCTTCAAAAGAACGCAGGAATCTCGAAGCTTCCTTGGCCGGTGTGCGCGCGGACGCAATGCTCAAAGGCGAGCAGCTGCGTCAGTCGGGCCTCACAGGCGCGGCCGACATTGCCAACGCTGGACAGGGTGGACTCATCCAGGGCGTCAACGCAATCTCCAATGCGAATCAGACAGTCCAGACAACGCAACAGGAGAATGTGCTTTCGCAGCTTTCTGAGTTGCTTGGGCGTTCCGGCACGAGTACGTCGGATACCAATACCACGCAATCTCAGCAGGTTGCCGAGTTCCTGAATCAAATCATGCAGCTGGATGAAACCAGTGAGCAGTCGGGCACTGCCGAAGCATCCGGTTCGGGCACAAGCCGCGGGTCGTTGCTGGGCGCAATCGGCAAACTCGCTTCAGTATTCGCAGGATAGGAGAGTCAAATGGCCGCGCAATTCTTGGCCCTGTTGGGTCAGCTATTTGGCAGCGCTGGCGGTGCTTCTGCCGCCGGTTCCGCCGCCGGTGCTTCCGCTGGTGCCGCTGCTGCTGGTGCAGGAACTGCCGCAACGGCAGGAACCACAGCCGCCGCTTCCGTCGGTGGGGCGTCCTCCGGAGTGGGAATCGCCGACGCGCTCAAAGGATTGGATTTCTCCAAGATCTCCACTGACTCTTTGACTGCGTTGGCCCCTCAAGGAAACGCGAGCAACACAAACGTGCTCGCCCAGATCGGCCAGAGCATGAGTGACGGAGTTAAAGTAGCTACGCCTGACTTCATGAATTCGATGCCTGTGAATCGCGAAGGCGCGAAGGAAGCTAGCGGCACTGCGCAGGGCATCAACCGCAAATATAACGGACTCGCCAAGTCTGCGGCAAAGCTGGCCGATTTCGACAAGGACACCCCACCGTTCATGGACCTGAAAAGGATCCTGCGGCTCACCGGCGCTTGATTTAGGAGAATCGGTCAAATGGCAAATATGTTTGAGACAGGTGCCTCGCTGCTGAACAAGCAGCAGGGGATTCCGCAGCCGGGTGAAGTTCCGGAGGGTTCCGCGCCGCCTGCAAAGCCTGAAGTAAAGGCTCCTGCGCAGGCTCCGGCTCCGGCTAACCCCTTCGTGGGGATTCAGGCAGCCAAACAAGAAGTCGAGGAAGCGCAGAACACGCGGCTTGCAGTGCAGGCGGCGACCGCTGACCTGTGGAACAGCTACAACGAAACCGTCATGCCGACTCTATTCCGCACGTCGGAAATCATTCGGCAGAATACGGAAGAAGCAAACGCCGAGATCGGTGCCATTCGCGGAAAGGTGGACCAGCTGCGGGCTGCCGAGTCTCGCGGAGGACTCAGCAACATGCTGAACTTCTTCCTGTCCGGCGGCGATCGCAAGTACGTTCCCGAGTCCCTGCGCGGCGATGTAAAATGGGCGGCGGAGGACTTCCAGTTCAGCGAGCAGGCGCGCGCGAATCGCGCAACAGCGGCTGAGGCCCAATACAAAACCGCCAACGCGTTGTTCGGAATCCAGAAGGACAAACTCGCCGCGTTTTCAGAAATCGCAAACAGCCAAGTTGAACAGGCTCGGCAGAATGTTGACTCGGCCCGCGCCGACATACGCCTGGGAATCGACTGGGTGAATTTCCAGAATGAACAAACTCTGTTCCCCGGCAAGGTGGTGCGTCAGCAGCAGGAAATCCGCGCCGCCAATCTGGCGATGCAGAAAGCGCAGACCGATCTGGTTCTCGGGCGACAGGACCCCGGCGCGCTTTTGAATCTCGTTGAGACAATGCGTGCACGCGGCGAGACTTCTGTGCAAATTGGCGGAATCTCTGTCGGCATCGGCGAAGCCCTTGAATACGGCAACAAGGGAACCAACGCGTCACTCGCAGTTGAGAAGATCGCGCAAGATGTAACCAAAGGGAAGCTGGAAGTCTCTGACGCACAGTACAACCACTACCTCGCGAATCTCAATGAAGAACAGCTGCAAAAAGTCTTCGATAACGGTGGGCACATGATTGATCCCGCTACGGGAGAATTCAAGTTCGCGGAAGTAACAGCCGCGGACGGAACGATTCAACATGTTCCCATCAAGGCCCCGATGGGACTCACTGTTAACGCGATCAAGAACTACGCAGTAGCGCGTCAGGAAGGTTCACGAGCCATTGCCGAAATGGGCACGGACGGCGCGGTGATTGAATCTGAAATTTCCATCTACGAATCCAACGGTGCAGGATTCGCTGAACGCGCCAAGCCGTTGTTCATTGGGCGTGAGTTGCCGCTGGAAATGCAGGCATCGTGGAACACCTACAGCGCCCTCGCGGAACGTGCCAAAGCGAGTCCCGGTTCCATCGACGGAGAAGTGCTTCGCAAGGCGCGGGATGAGTGGCAGAGTCAGTCAGAGACCGTCATTGACAAAACATTCTCGAAAGAGGAAGCGGCTGTCATGAAGGCACAGCTGTTTCAAACTGCGGTTCCTGACGCCGCTTACTCCGATCAGTTCCTGTACGACCACACAGTGAACGGAATTGGCAATGTCGGCGCGGCGAATCCGCAGCTGGCCGCCTCTCTTTTGCCTGCGCGGTCAGTGGCTCTTACAGAGTTGCAGAACGCGGTAGGAGTCGCAGTCGAGGATGACGGGGCTGCGGCATTTGCAGCTCTCCTGAACAAGCCCGAGAAAGACCGCATCGCGATTCAACGCAAGTACATGAACTCCTTCCTTCGGGAAACAGGAAAAACCTACTCAAACGTAATCGCCGACCGTGCATTCCGCGACTTGTTCCAGCGCCCTGAAATGCAGGGCAAGGACTCTGAGTCATTCGCCGCTATCGACGCGGTGGCAAAGGGCGTTGTCGCGAAAGCCGTAGAGGCCAACCCCAACTTGACTCAGAATGACCAAAGCAACCTTTGGGCGAGCGCGTTCATGGAGCGTATGCAGTTTCAGGGGACCAATGACAAGGGCGTTCCCATTCGGGATGTGTTCATGGGATTCGTGGGGCAGCCGGGGTATTCCCAGCAGTTGCTGAGCAATGCCGCTACGAGTCTTGGCAAGGAAGACCCTGTTGCATTCACGCTGCAGAACCGGCTCCCGCTACGTGGAATCATCAACCACGCCGACAAGACCAACTTTCAGGTGTTTGACGGCTTCGAAGCGCGCGAGAAACAGCAGCGCATCAATGACTTGCAGCGCATCAAGCGCGATTATGCGGCCCCCGAAAAGCGCACTGCCGCAGTTGCCAGTTTCGTTGCGGAAATTCGTGGACTGAGTCCTACCGATCGGGCTGCGCTCATGGCGACGCGGGACGAGAAAGGCAACCTGCTATTGCCGAAGAACATCGTCGACTCGCTCAACGCCGACGGCAAACGTCTCGTTGAAGGACTCCTGAATGACCCTAAGGCGTACGAGAAACTTCTGAGTAACGTACGCAAGGACCAGCAGGAAGTCGAGGCACGCCTTGACAAAGTCATGGGCGAGTTACAGCAGCCGTACATTTCGTTGTGGGGTGGTCTTGGCGGACTCAGCCCATCAGTCGGTGCCTACGCGCCGGTTCCTCAGGGCGCTCTCCCGCCTGCGCGTCCGCAAGAAGGGAACCCGCGTTCGAGTCTGCCCACACAAGGCGCCAACTTCGAGAACATCCTTCGCATGCTGCAGAATCCTGCAGCGGGCACTTCCGTAAAGTAACTAGGAGATAAGATATGCCAATAACTCCTGACTATGATCCTGCCGGTGACGCTGGCGGAACCGTTGGTGTCCTCACAGGTCGCGGCCAGACGGAGCCGGTTGCCCCTCAGGAATCCGCCGCGTCAAAAGCGCTGCCAAGTTCGTGGGAAACGATCACCAGCGCGCCTGCTGCGACTCTCGGCCTTGTCGTCGAGACCGTGGATGATACCGCTGCGTCACTCAACTTCGGTGCGTATCTAGAAAACGATGACTTCAGCAACTTCGTGTACTCGCACTTGGGGCCGGAGACCGGCAAGTTCATGGTGGAGAATCGCAACGCGTTCAGCTTGGTCGGCGGCGTGGCCACTGTGTTCACTGGTGCAGGAGTCGCGACCAAAGTCACCAAAGTTGGTACGTCACTCAACCGTGCCGTTGCCAAGGCTGGCAATTTTGGCCGCTACATTGCCGAGGCTGATCTGCGAGTCGCACAAAGCGTGGCGAAAGTCAATCGCACCCAGCTGGAACTGGCAGGCAAGGGCTTGCTGACTGGCGAAACCGGCCTGAAGGATTCAGCACTGGTGTTGGCCAAGCGCACTGCGCGTCGTGAAGCCACTCGCGCGGGCCTCATTAACACGGCAATCGCAGAAGGCGTCATTGCGGTAGCGGGCAATCAGAATCCCATGCTGTACGCTGAGGACGATTTTGGACTCAACCTCGGCCTTGTCGCTTTTGGCGGCGCGGCAGCCGTGACTTGGGAAGTTGTGCAGGCAGGTTCCCAAATCCGCAGGTTCGGCGCGACTCTCGGAAAGCTGCAAGAAGCCAACTCGGGCGGCGGTACGTGGGTTGAATCCTTCGGGGACAAGGTGTTCGACCCGAACGGCACGCTGCGCGGCGAAGCGCACAACATCTACGGTGACGGCAACACCGACAAGGCGACTCAGCTGCTGCTGCAAGCGTCCTCCGCGTCGGGTCAAATCCCCACAGGCGCCACTGCGTCACAGATCGCACAGCGCAACCGCTCCGCTACTGCCTTCTTGGAAGAATCGAATCTCGAAATCTCCAAGGTATCCACGAAGGGAATCGGCGGCTCCCCCGACACGCGGTTTGAAGTTGGCGACCCCGGAGTGCGCCAGCATCTCATGATTCTCCAGCAGGACGATCCTCTCTGGGCGTACCGCGCTGGCGAAATCGGTCAGGTCCCTGCCGGTTCAGACGCGCACGCAATCATTGCTTCGCACGAAGCGCACACTGCGTCCCTTGAGACCAAGCTGAAACAACTCGAAGGCACCAAGTCTCCGTCGGAGCGTCAACTCGCCGAGATAGACCAGCTGAAGCTGATGATTCCCATGGCCAAGGACCGCACGTTCCGATTCATCCGGCAGGGCCACAGCCTGACGGCGGACGAATACGCTTCCGTCGCCAACGTGTTTCGTGGCAAGGTGACTCTGGAGACTTCGGGCGGCGGCGAAGCTGTGTATCGTCCCGAGGGATACACCAATCAGGTGTTTGGCGTCACCAATGAGTTGAAGGTGCAGTTGCCCGTCAAGGGAGACGTTGCAGTTCCTCTGGAATCAATGTCCTACAACCAGCAAACCGCGTTGTTCACTGCCGCTGACAAGGCAATCGACGGCGCAGTTCGCCAGAAGTCAACCGTGTTCACTGTCTCCGACAATCCCACGTGGTTCGATATCGACATGCACTTGGAACTCAACAAGCGTTCCGAGGGCGGTGCCCGGATCGCTTGGCCTGCCGGTCACACGGCTGAGTCGATGCTGGTTGAGTCCCTCGCGCAGAAGGCCGGGATATTTCAGCGCGCGATCAAGGAGTCAGGCGGGGCACTCGGCGCTGAACGCGTTGCGCTGTACGATACGCTGAATCTCCCGACTCCTACGTCATTTGAACCGGCGGTTCGCGAGAACAACCGCACGATCATCGAGGACTTCTTGCTGTCCACTGACCCTGACACGATTCGCAAGATGCCCTTCAACGACATTCAAAACTTTCTGCGCGAGCAACGCCAGATCACCGACACGCTCGGCGAGTACACGAGTGACTTGTTCAAGCTGAATGGCAATTCCTTCGGCTTGGGGCGCGGCGTAGGCGAATTCAAAGAGACTCCCCTCGTTGACTTTGTCGTTGCCGATCGCGCTGCTGACCCCACCGAATGGACTCGGCTGCGGTTGCAAGAGCGTATCGCGAGCGCCCACGTCTGGCGCACAACGACGTTGATGCAGGGTGATTCCGCCGTCGCCAAAATCTCTGGCGGGTTGCACAACTCCGCCGACTACGAAACTGGTATGCGCGTTGAGAATCTCTCCGACGCGGGATTGACCAGCTCGCTGCCATTCATGTGGAACCGGCAGGGCTTTGGACTCACGCTCACACAGGAGTTTGCGGCGCGCGACAATCCCACGCTGCTCGCCATGCTGCGTCAGTTCAATCTCGCATCCCGCGGAATGGACGCGCACGTCGCTGACGTTCTCGAACGCCCACTCACTTGGGGCAAGGGAACCGCCAACGCGCAGCAGTATTCCATGAAGACTGCGAGTCTCGCGTTGCGTGCGAAAGAGAACGCGGCGTCCTCGCAGATGCTGAACAACTTCATGAGTCTGCGGCAGGGCTGGGACCTTGCGGTGAAGCCTGTTTCGCTGACCTCCAAAGACGGCAACCTGCGCTATCGATTCACGCTTGAAAACACAGCCAAGAATCGCGCGCTGTACAAGACACTTTACGGGCGCACCATGCCCGCAAGTGGGGACTTCCTGAAGTTCAAATCAGGCGTGCCGATCGAGGTCGACGATTTGGGTATGCGGTATCTCAACGCGAATCAGGAGATCCAGCGCGACCTGTTGGAAAACGGCAACCAGCTGCTGCGAAGCCAGGGACTCACGCCCATCAACGAGCAGCCTTGGCACGTGTCGCCCACGCGCCTTGAGGGACGCCACACTGTGTTCATTCTGAATCCTTCGAAGAAGCCGGTGATGGTGATCGCGGGAAACACTTCCGGCGAGAAACTCCGGATGATTAAGGAACTTGAGAACGACCCCGACTCCCTGCTGAACCAGCCGGGCTACACATTCGCCACCGATCAGGACATTGCGCGGTGGCGGGACGTGTGGGACTACCCCATGGGCGCGCTTCATGATCCAACCATCCCTGTGATTCAGAAGCTGGTTGACCTCGAAGACACTCGCAGCGTTCTCAATCCCTTCGTCGAGTTCCATCGGTGGGAAGATAACATTGATTCCATCAAGCGCCAGTACGAGCGCATGTCTCGCGACATTGTGAAACTCAACTATGATCCGGCGATGCGCGCCGCTGAAGTCCGCTCGGCCCTTCGCTCCGAATCACCTTCTCGCGTCAACGCAAAAACCACCGAGGACAAAGCGGGCGGCAAGAACGTCTATGACTTCTACCTGCAACTCGCCCGAGGTCAGCAGCAAACTGCGTCCTCACAGTCGCGACTCGGCAGCGTGATGCGTACCACAACGGACTTCGCGAACACGCTGCTGCAATCGCGATACGACAATGCGTTGCTGAATCTGCAGGACTCAATGCGCAGCAAAATCGCGAAAGGCGCTCGCAATGTTTTCCGTGCCGTTGACACTAAATCCTACGAGTCTCTCAAGGAATCTCTCGGCGGCCAGTTGCCGTTCGAGAGCGCCGACGAGATGCTGCGCCAGAAGTTCAACTACAAGACTCCCACCAGCGTGCAGAAACTCTCCACCGATTTCAACTTCGTCATCGCGTCCAGTGTACTCCGTTGGGGAGAGCTGTCCCACGGAATCGTGAACACCCTTTCGCTGCCCGTGATCGCGCCAGTCGTGATCCGCAACTTCCAGCAGCAGCCGGGTGAACCAGTCGAAAGCTGGATGCGACGTATCGGCTGGGGTTCCAACATCATTCCGACGGCGCGTGGCCCGATCGCGGTTCCCAACGCTACCAAGATGATGGGACTCGCAGCCCGTGATGCACTCAATCCTGAGAAGTACCTTGGGAAATACTGGGAGCACGCGCACGCACACAAGCTGCTGGATCAGGAAGTCGCGGAGATGAATCGCCTCTCGCGTGACGTACGCTCTGACCCCGGCAAGATTGCTGAGATGGGACGCAAGCTGGACAAGTGGCTGTCGAAGCCTTCGGATTATTCGGAAAAGTACGCGCGCACATTCTCCCATGTGATCGGTATACGACTCGCAGAATCCATGGGCGTCACCGGCGTGGAGAACGTGAACTCCGTTGCCCACACGTTCGCGAACAAGCTGCTGGGGAATTACTCCGCAGTCAATCGCCCCGGAATCTTCAACGGCCCAATCGGCGGTAGCGTCGGGCTGTTCCAAACCTTCGGGTGGAACTACGGTCAGCGTCTCTACGGCTACATTGAACAGGGCGACATGCGTGCGCTCGCGACTCAGTTCGCGCTGCAAGGCATGATGTTCGGACTCGCCAGCGAGCCGGGCTACCAGCAGTTCAGTGACTTGTGGCACCTCGCCAGCAACAACTCTCAGAGTGATCCATACGATGCGATCTACAAGCACATGGGAGTGAACACCGCTGATGCAGTCATGTGGGGCGGGGCTGCCGTGCTTCCGATGCTACTTGGTGGAGACGGAGTCGCATTAGCAACGCGCGGTGACGCGAACGTTCGTATGCCGATTGTCCAAGGAGCGCCCGCCCCGATCAAGGTCATGGGCGATATGATTCAGGCAGTCGGCCTCGGCATCGACCAGTTCACTGACGGTGTTCCCGGTGTCTCGTTGTCACAGACAGCCGAAATCTTCGCGGCCTTCTCTCCGTCTCGTCCACTCTCGGGAGTCACGCAATTGTTCCTCGGACACGCCACCGATCGCCGTGGTAACGTCGTGAGTAACCAAGTGCGCGACGGCATGTCCTTTGGGTACAAGCTGGCGGGCACCAAGGAGTTGGAAGAAGCCAAGGCAGGGCGCGCGTACTATCGCCAAGGGCAGGTTGACGCAAAGCAGCGAACCGCTCGCGACAAACTGAACCGCGCTCTTGACTCTCGCCTGCGCTCCGGCGACTACTCCGACATGCCGGAAATCGTCAACAAATACTTCGAGACAGGTGGACGTCCCTCGTCACTCCCCAGCTACCTGCGCGACCATTTGAAAAAGGCGACCAATCAGCGCCAGGACTTGCAGTTCCTCGACCAACTCAAGTCACAGCAGATGGACAATGTGTGGCGCGGGCAACAGCTTCGTTCCGCGTGGGGCGCTGATGAGTAGTTAAGCAACTACCCAATTGGCGGCGGGCGTGACTGCATGTCCTCACGATTCGTCGCACAATGAGAACGGCCCCGATGGAGTGATCCGCCGGGGCCGTTTCTTTATTCACGAATGTCAACTCGCAGGTTATTCGAAGTCAGGGATTCCCAGAATCCGACAGGCGCCCTGCACTTCGACGATCTGCTTGATGCAGTCATCCACCGGCGAGTGGGCAACGAACGTGAGCACTTCCGTATCTCCGTCGCCGTCATCGCTGTCCACGACTCCGATGCCTTTCGACGCCAGATGTTCGGCCAGCGCATCCGCCTGTACCATACTGGTGACGGTGCGGACACACCGCAGCTGATTGTACTTCCACGGGCGGCCGATTCCGTATTCATCGAACAGGTGCCCGAGAATCCCGAAGTCGAAATCATACCCGCGAGCGAACAGGTACTGCGGGTCAAGCTGGCGAATCTGCTGCGAGAGGCTCATCAACAGACTCATCATGCTGACCGAGTTGCTCGTATCGCTGAACGATACACTCGCCGCGTCGGCGCTCTGCTTCATCCACCACTGCAACGTGTTCGCTTCAATGGTGAACCCCCGCTTGATCTGCTCGGGGAGATTCAGCGCGTGAAACGCCGACCAGTTCTCGCCATCGCCGTCGATTTTGAACGATGCGATTCCGACCGACAACACAACACAGCCGGGATTGGCTCCCAACGTTTCGATATCCAGCATCAGATGGTTCTTACTCATGACTCAGTTCCCTTGGTTGATGATTAACACGGTGCGGATTACTTGTCGCCTCCTTCCGCAAGGAGTCCCAAGATATCATCGTCCAGCACTTTGCGCTTGCGCTTCGCGATGAACACGTCACCACCCTCGCGAGTGGATGCGCGTATCAATGTCCCTGCATTGCACAAGTCATTGACACACGACGTAATGTCCGCGATTGTAGCATCGCGGTGAAACACCTGCCGGAGTATACCCAACGTCACCGGCTCTGTCAAGCCCCTACAGAACTCAAGGATTCCCTGCTTCACCTGCGCCAGCGGAGACAGCCCGAACTCTCCGAGCGCGTCAGGCATCCCACGTTCCGTAGCAGCGAGAATCAAATGCGCTTCCTCTGCATCGTGCGGCTCGATCACTTGTCGTCCGCCGCTAGCCGCAAGAATCATCGACAGCTTCAGCAGATGCGTGAACCGCCGTTCCTGATAGTACGTGAACCGCGCGTCACTCACATCCAACGTGTAGTGGTACAGTTCTTCCAGGTGATTCTTCCCTGCGGGGGAGGGGTTAAACTCCCCACGAAACTCCGTGTGCACCTGATGCAAATGGTCCTTGACTGCGGCGATCAGCGAATCCTGCGGGGCAACAGGCCATGGAATGCTTTTGTACTTGTTCGCCCCGTACACCAGAATGACTCGTGATAGAAACCCTTGGCCTGAACTGCGGGCAGGAAGCACTCGCGCAAGTGACGTAGGCGTGGTGCACCCAATGAATCCCAGCAACCCGTCCTTCAACACCGTCTGGGACTTCAGCGTCTTGTAGTCATAATCGCTGCCGTCCCACATCGACGTGAGGAAGTCAAGGAGTCCGTCACTGCCTTGCCCGATAAACGTGCTGAACTCATCCGCCATTGCCACCAACGAGTGGCGGTCGCCATAGTGACTTTCATTCGCGTCACCCCCGGCTGAGTTATCCAGTTCCGCAATCGCGCCAAGCGACAATCCCCCGAGAGAGTTGGGGTCAATGGCCGCAGTGATTCGCGCAATGTCGTCCTGCTGTTCGTCGTTGACCATAGCAGACACGAGTCCCTGCCGTTGCCCTGCCGTATCTTGCGGCGCAAAGCGCACCGCCGTGCTGTCTCGCAGCAGCTTTTTCCCGAACCCCATCGCGTGACTCTTTCGCGTTCCGGGGTTACCAGTCAGCACGACATACATGTTCGGGAAAATTTGCGAACTCCCGAAGGGGATGTGACAGCGCCTCCCGAGTGCTGCGCCAACGCTGAACAAGGCAGTCCAGACATGGTACATTCTCGGTGACTCAGTCTCCTCCACCATCTGCATGTATGTGTTCAGATAGGGATTCTTGAAATTGGGGCGTTGCAGGTCACGGCCACTCGGTCGGACTGAATCCTTCTTGGAATTTCCCGGCGGACCAGAACCGGTAGAGGTCGATGAGGGATTCTCTTGTGAAGTCGAATTTACCGGGCGCAACATGAAAGTCCACCATCATTGGAACGAGATTCAAGGGCAGGTAGCTGCGGGAATCGCCTTCCCACGTTGTGCCTTCCTGATGCAGATTCAGCACAAGCACGTTATCCTTGCCGTACTCGTCGATGAATGGCTGTGTATCTTCATGATCCCGTGGACCGTTGATAACCATCAACGTATCCTCGTGTACGTTTGTCAAACGCCTCAACGTGATTTTGGCATAATGAGAGTTGCCAAAGGTCGGGCGCACGATAGCGTTGTCCACCCAAATGTACGCCTCGCGTGGAGTCATGCCGTTAAAGTACGCCGACGGGGCATCCTTGGTATGCTCAAACTGCATGACTGAACCGGGCACGCCGAACAGCGCGTGAGTTATTTCGCGCAACGGCAGCCCAAGGCGCACGTGAACTATCGACGCGTGCGGTTCCTGCTTTCGCTTGTATGAATCAATCCACCCTGCGAACGTGTCCTTCCCACTTTTGGGCGGGCCACAAAGTACAATAATTTTTGCCATCTTCTTCCCCTTGGTATCACAGAAAGGTGGGGAACCTTGCGATTCCCCACCCCAATGCGGTATGCTGTTCGTTACACCGTCGGTGCCGCCGCGACCGCTGCCAGCAGCGCGGTGATTTCCGCCCGCAACTGCGAAGCGCAGACGGGAGTCATCTGGTCGAGGTGACCGACAACGCCCTGATTGGCCGGGGCAGTATCCGGATCGGGAATCGCTGCCAGAAGCAGCACGCCGAGGGCGGCCACTTCACCAGCGGCAGTACCGTCAACGACTCCGGTAACGTCAGCGTAGGTTTGAAACGCCATAGTTCAGTTCCTTCCTTGCAAGGAGAGAGTTTTACGAGATTTCACCAAGTCATCTAACGACGTTGGATCGTTGGGGTTAAAGGGAATCATGTCCTTGCACCACCTGAATCCAACTTCGCCTTCTGCGCGCACGACAACTTCGTGACCATTAATAATGACCGGGCGCTGCATGACTGTCAAGAGTTTTGTTAGCAACTCATGCGCCCGCTCAATCTTCACTTGGCCCACGAATGAATCGTGCACTTGCAGCAGCAACTCAAAGTCGGGGTCGCGCATCAACATGATTGGAGGTTCGTTGAAATGCGGATTCGGGCCGTCGCGGAAACGTTCCTGCATGTGGCCGAACAGCATTTCTTCGATGCAGCGATTCATATTACCTGCGGTATCGCTTTGCCCAAAGAAGGCGGTGGCCTCCCGCTGCGTGGTTCCGTCGTTCACATCCCCCATGATGATTCGTTTCATGCCGAACGCGTTCTCGACGGTGCCGCCAGTTTTCAGCATCTGCTTGATCGTCGTGAAGAACTTCGTGAGTCCGGGGTACTTCCTCAGGTACGCTTGGAGTAGCCTGTCGCAGAGTGCAATGAGTGCTTTTTCAGGCCAGGCTGCTGCATCCTTGTGACCCAATGCCTCAGCTGCTGCAATGACTGCCTCTTTACCCATAGTAAGGTAAAGTGTCGTGGCTGCCATCTGAAAATTACTCCCGTGCACGACTCTCTTAGCGAGATTCCTGATCCCATTAGTCGGGTGAGTGATGAAAGGATCGTCAGCTTTCTTACCTCTGACGATTTTGTCATAGGGTACTTGAAAGAATTCCTCGGCGTGTACGGCATGTGAGTCCCTGCTGTCCGTCATTGTCTTGATGTACTCGGGGTCATTCGACTCGAACGCCATAAACACAGCGTCACTCTGCGAGTAGTCGAAGTCGAACAGCACATACCCCTCGTCCGCAACTAGCCAGTCCCGCATCTTCTTCGTAATATTCTGCGCGTTGGTTCCGTCCCAGAATACGCTCTTGCGGGAATTGAGTCGCCACGTTTCCGTCGAGACGCCGAACGCGGTGCGAAAACGATCCGTATAAATCGGCATATCGCAGATGTTGGAGATCTGCTTCGCCGGTTTCTTCGCTTCCCACAGTGCGTCAATGAACACCGCGAACAATGGGTGATCCAGCCGCGCCAGCTTCAACGATGCTTCATCGGTCGATGCAGTCTTGCCACGAACCTTGCGTTCCGGCACCCCGAGGAATTGATACAACAGCCACTGCACCTGCTGCGGCGAGTTGGGGTTAAAGTCCTCGTCCGCTACAAGGTACTTGAATCGCACGCGTGCAGCACTGGCCTTTTCTTCGAGGTCCAGCCTGTGATCCATGAGTCGTTTCTTGTCTGCCTTCACGCCGCGCATGGACATAGTGATCGCGCCAAGATTCAACATGAATTCCTTGCGAAAATTCTGCTGATACCAAGGGGTCTGCCGCATCGCGACCAGCATGAAGGCCGTGTTCCACAGAGTCCAGTAGCAGTCTAGCGCGTTGTATCGCCAGTACTTTTCCATACTGGTATCTCGCTTGGTTTCGTCCTTGTCGTCCAGTCCCTTGATGTCTGCCTTCCAGTACTGGTAGGAGTCCTGCCAGATTGACGTGACAAAATCAAGATTCTTCTTTTGCTCTGGATACAGGGCATGCCACATGTTACTGGAATCCAGCAAGTAGTTGTCCACCGGCGCGTTGTCCCGCACAAGATACTGCATATCGTATGAGCCATTGTGCGCCGTGAAATACGCCTTCATGGAGTTGATTCGCTGGATGCACTCCCAAATCTTAACGTGGCTTTCCAAGTCCCAGTAGCAATGTCCGTCGACAAATCTGTCGTACAGTGGGAATACAAACGTTCGGCAAACTCCCAACGCATTGACTCCGGTATACCCAGTGCACGAAAGTTCTGTACGGGTGCGTGCACCCACTGTCTCAATGTCAGTCGATATAAGTAGGCAATCAGCAAGGAACCGCTCAGCGCACTCGGCATCTGCCAGCGTGCGAACGATGCTGTAATTGAAGGCGGGAATCTTCCGCTGCTTGCCCGAGAAAATGCGTCCAATCTTACCCCAGTCTTGCGCCAGAATCCATTCTCCTGACTTGACTGAGTACTTGCTGACGCCTTCCTCGTCCTGATCCCTGTCATCTTTTCTTCGATGAATCGCGTTGATAGGGTAGGTGCACACCACCGGGATGCCTTCAAAGTCATAGACTCCTCCGCGCGCTTGCTCCAATGTGTAGCCGCCTGATACAACACCGGCCACCGCCGGGCAAACTGTCACAAGCATACTGGGATTCAGGCGTGCAATATCCCGCCGCAACATACTGGCAACAAGGTCGGCCTTCTCAGGATTCAACACCCACGTGCTGCTTTTCGCGTCCTTGCGTTTCACAACATCGTCACCCGACGAGTAGACATTCATCGGGATGATTTCGCGGGGCTGGATTCCAGCCTTAAGATGCATCTTCTGGAACAGGAGTTGGTAGCCAGACGCGATGCCTGACTTGTCCATGTAATACAGGATTCGCGGCGGCGCAGCTAACTCACTCATTCCCTTGCGGCTCCCCGATGTAAATCAACGGGCGCGCCCCGGAAAGACTGCCGACACAAGCAGAGGTGTCCGCCTCGCTGAACAAGGCACGCTGCGGGTGCGGAATCCGCCAGTGCACAATCCCTCCCTTCGGGTCCACTCGCAGCGTCAGACCGTTCGCCAGCAACTTGTAGTACCGCCACACTTGCGTGCGCTTCACGAGCCTGCCGAAGTACACATGATTCATGTCATCATGCACAAGCGGGGTTTCCTCGGTGGCGCCCCGCGATGTAAGCAGGACGGTCACGCCGTCAATCAATTTGAAGATGCGCTCAGTCATAGCAAATCCTTCTCGTCTGCGAGCCAGTCAGGAATCGTTACGTCCGCAAGGTGCGGTTCCGTGTAGTCGATCTCCACCTGCGACAGCGGCAACCACACTTCTGTCTTGTTGTCCAACGGACTCAGGATGCAAACAGCGCGCGGGGTTTCGCGCAGCACGACCACATCCTTGAAGTCATAGAGTTTCTTTACCATCTTTGATTTCCTTAGTTACCTTAACTCTACCGGAACATTGCACTTTCGCGCTTGCTCTATCATGTTTCTTGTCCCCGCGCCTCCGGGGAAAGCCACCACAAGATCAGGGAATCCTTCATTCAACATCTGCCCATTCCTGATGTACCCGGCAGCGCGCCCATACTTATGCCAAAGTGCAGGATACTCGGCCAGTCCAACCTTTCGTGATGTGGACCATACGCGCGCCATCGAATCAACACCGGATGCACCGCCTTCGATGATGCATGTAATAGGAGTCTTTGCATGTATTGCGTCAAGAACGCTGAACACATGTTGACGGTCCCTGAAGTCTCTGCCGCCACAAACAAGCACGCGCACTTTGATTCCCTCCATCATCTTTGCAACGCCGGGGAGCGAAGCACACATCCACTCCCCGGCGAGACAAAACTGACGCCGGTTGTTAGGCGGCTTCGGCCTTGTGCTTCTCGAACTGCAAGTTGGCGAACTCGCGAGTGGAGTCCCTCGGGTCCTTGCGGATTTTCACGCGGGCCGGAAACACATGTTCCGCTTCCGCGATCTCATCCAGGAGTCCCGTCTTGCCGTCCATCGGGCGCCCACCGAGCGGCCCTTCGTTCTTGAATCCCATGTCCTGCAACATGGCACGGACTCGGCCGAGGTCTGCCAGAAGCGTGTCCTCCTTGAGGAAAATCATCTCCTGATACTTGCGGCCGACGAGGGACTCAGGATCGCGCTGATCCTCATTGAGGGCGACGCACTCGACGACCTCCATGGAGAATCGCACGACCGGCTTTTCTTCGGCGCCGACGGTGGTGATGACTGCTTCGTTCACCTTGAAAACATAGGCACCGGCGGGGAGATTCTCGAAACGAACCGCATCCACCTGACCCATGTCAACACCGGCCAGATCGGCAAGACTCATACCTTCGCTCATGTACTCGTTCCTTCGATTGCAAATGCTGTGTGATTCACTACATGCTACTTGCTTTGTTGTCCCGGATGCGCCGGGCCGCAATCCCCTTTCGGGGAATCTCGTGTTTTACTTCTTCATCAACGCGGCGATACCCACAGGCATCTTCGGCTTGACGGGATTCACTTCGCCGTCTGCCTTGCTGCCGGGGATTACCGTCGGCATCGCCACCTTCACGGTTCCGCCGGTAACTGGCGTGGCGACTTGTTTCACCGGACCCTTCACGCCCCCGGATGCGCGTTCCTCCGTCCACTCATAGACGGTGATAGCGTTCGAGAACGGTGCGTCCTTGCCCGGCAGTGTGACTCCGCGAGCTTTCGCGAGGTCCGAGAACGTGCGTTTACTTGCCGCCTCGAAGTCGTTCCAGACTCCGCCGCCATCTTCATCATCGAACGAGCGGGAATCAATCTTCCGATCCCGACCTGCGGTGATGCGGTGATTCAACACGTCCGTGAAGTGCTTGGCCATGCGGGAACCGTGCGGTTTGCTGACGCTGGCGGGAATCGACCGAGTCCACTCGACAATCTTGTCGGTTTCCGTCTGGTTCTTCAGCTTCCCTTCAGGATTCCGCAGCTTCTGAAACTCGTCCGGGTGGCCGTTGACCACAACGTGACACTTCAGTACGCTGCACAGCAGATTCAATGCCCACGTTGCGCGGTTCCCGCTGGCGGCGTACACCCCGCGATCAATCTTTTCATTCGTGAGATTGATTGCACCGCCCGCCGCATCGCTGAGCCACGAATACGACAGACTCGTCCATGTGTCAATGACAAGAATGTCGCGGGAGTCAACCTGGTCCAGACGGATTTCCCAGATGGTGTCGCCAACTTCCGGCTGCTGAGACGGCGCAACTTGCTGCTGCTTCGTATCATTCCATGTGAACACCGGCGACGTGAACATGTTGTTGACGATAGTTGCGAATCGTGCCCGGCCTGCCGTGTCATGGCAGTCCACATAGAACACACGCTTCTTGGCCTCAGGACTCAGCGCATTGAGGGTGGCCAACGAGCGGTCCCCGTCGAGGAAGATCAAACGGAAACCCTGCTCGGCAGCCTGCATGGTCCAGTGAGTCTTTCCTGCTTTGGAAAACCCAATGTTGAGAACCTTTACAAGCTGCTGTGCATCCGGCAAGTTATCGAGTTGGGGCATAGATCGACTCCTCGACGATCCGCTTGGTGATGCGGGAGTGCTTCAGGAACTCGTGCAAGGGCGCGACGAACTCGGTGTTCACGATCACCTGCCCCCGCCGCACAATCACCATGCGCTCAGTGACTTCGCCGGTAACGTGCGCGGCGTAGACTCCGTCGCTGTACGTCCGCCGCAAGATCGCGCGGGCCGCAAACGCCACGTCCGTCTCTGCCATGTTGGCATCTTCGATGACTCGTGTGAGGGTAGACCCCCGCGTCAGCGTTGCGAAGTCATCCCAGTACAGGAGATTCCCCGATAGCTGGCTGCCTTCGTTGTCGGCAATCGGTCTGTTGGGTACGTTTGATTTCTGACTCATTGCACATTTCTTTCGTTAAGGTTCATGATTTCTGCTGGCGGTTCTGGCCACTTGAGTCGTGCAATTTCCAGCCGAACCGCGGGCCAGAACTTGTACATTTCTTCAGGAGTCACACCGTATATCTTGCATACAGTCGTCATCTGCTGACGGTAGTACGTATGCAACCAGTCCTGCCCCTCAAGAATGATTTGATCGTCGATGGAATTGCCGACGATTGCCTTGCGTTCGCGTGCGATATTGTAGAAATACCACAAGGCTTGGCAGGCAGCGTCGCGAGTCAGCCATCCGATCGGCGTGGTGTTGCCGGGAAATGCGGGACCGTTGGCGTTCACCTTGAGTCCATTCCCGAGGTCAATGATAGGCATGTGTTGAGTGTTTCCCTTTAACTTGCTGTGAATGCCGGAGACTTGTGATCCCCGGCATTCGCCGTAAGTCAAACGCTGGTGCTGATCGTGGTGAACACGGTGTTGAGTCCGGTGCCAATGTCGCCGAGGACCGCGACCAGCCCGATGGCAATGATACCGCCGATGAGTCCGTACTCGATGATGGTTACGCCCTTCTTGGATTCGACGAAAGCCTGCCACATGTTAGTCTCCTTTCGGTTGTTGATTCTTGAGAGTCTTGATCTGCCGGGACAGCCGCTCGATCAGCGCGGCGGCATCGTTGACATGAGACGCCATGCTTTTCTCGCGAGCACGACCAAGCGAACCCGCTATCCATTTCAGCCACGCCACCAACTGCGCCACCTCATCCGATAGGACGGGTGACTCCGCGCTGTCGGCATCACCTCGGGTTTTGATTCTAGCTACCCCGACAGTCGGCCTATCGGACACACGCCAAATGTATCCGCACCCAAGACAAAGATGGGATTTATGGGGAGGATTGTCCCAGTCGGAAGTTGCCGTATCCACATGTTGGAGTCCGCACTTCGGGCAAAACAACAGTATCGGGACGGGTGACTCCAGTGCG